ATATGGTTGACATATTCATATCAGAACATCTAAAGGACTCTCGTTATGTCTGGAGCAGTTGATTTCAAGAAAGTGGGAACCAAGGGCTACAAAGCCTGGCGAATCCTGTCAGCCTCTGGCGAATGGGCCCAGACCTATCGCGATCGTGAAAAGATGCTCCGTGCCTATAAGAGTGCTATCATCTTCCCTGAGCAACTAATCAACCTCACACAGTCTAGGATATACCAAGTTATTGTTACCAGAAATGGCAATACAATTTCCAGCGAGATCAACGTGATTCACAACTATAGGCCAAGAGGGGCAAACGGTGAATGCCTCGATACCTTGGAGAAGATACGCGACTACGAATATGTGAATCACACCGGCGGCGCTCTACATCGCATCACTGTGGGTAATTCGGTCAATAACAACAATTTCTATAACCACTGCTACTTCAGCAGCCAGAAAGACGCCATCAAGTATCAGGCGAAACGACAGGCTCACTATCTGAGTCAAGCTGGTTGACAGGCTTTTGCGTGACTCTCATATTTCAAATGATGGTTTGCTCTATCACCTTTGCCTTTGCCGATATAAAATGGTAGATAGTATCTTCTAGGATCAAGTAGAAGATAGACGTAGAAAACATTTGACATCTAGCCACCTGGTGTTAGGTTATTTGAAACTGAACAGGAGAAAAGTATCTATGCCTAATTTGATCGGATATTGTTTGGTCCGCACTGACTTGCCCAGCCTGGGTGCTGGTAAGGCAATTGCCCATGCGATGCACGCCGGAAACCAGATGACGTGGCGTGAGGTTGTGATGCCCTTGAGTAAGGGTGAAGAGCCCAACGCAGATATTATGGCCTGGCACAACAGCGCCGGCGGTTTCGGAACCACGATCGCACTGGGTGATAAGAACCAGCTGGATATAACGACTATCACGGCAGTGGTCGACGCTGCCAAGAAGCTGGGCTTTGTTGCTGACCTGGTAGTTGACCCCACGTATCCCTACTTGGTGGACAAGGAAATCGTCCAGTTCATGGACGCCTCGGTTCATACGATGCCGCCGGTATATGGTCCTCCGGGTAAGATGGTCTGTTTCCGAAAGGAAGTGACTACTGCCTATGTGTTTGGCGACAAGGCTGAACTGGCTATCCTGTTGGCTCGTTTCGGCCTTTACCCCAATGACTGATCCCTATGCGACTCCTGAATGGTATGATCCCTCCTCGTTGGTTCGCCGACTTGGAGGGATCTACGCTATTCCCATCAACGACGGTCTGGGACCTCTAGAGGGTGAGGTCATCTTAGATGGTCAGCCTCATCACGTTCGAAAGTTTGAAAATCAACCGGAAATTCAGATTCGAGCCGCAGGGATGATTGAAAATCTCGAAGCAGGCCACGCCTTTAATCCCGATGAAATCCATGCTCTTATCGAGGAACTGAAAATTCCTGCCGATCCCATTGGTATTGGTAGAGTCTATATTGTTCCTATTCATCTTGAGGCTATTGCGCGCCTCAAAGAGTTTCTGCCCTCCTGAATACTGACACTATGTAGTTTGATCTGTTATTCTCACCTAAAATAAACAGGTGAGAATATGATTCAAGTTGTAGGAATCCTTGGCTTCAAAGGATCAGGAAAAGACACGGCGGGTGAATATCTCGTTCGTGAGCACGGATTTGAAGTAGAAAGCTTTGCTAACCCTCTAAAAGATTTGCTGGCCGCTGTATTTGGTTGGGATCGTGCGCTATTAGAGGGCAATACCACTGATAGTAGAACCTGGCGAGAGACTCCGGATGAATGGTGGGAACAAAAGCTCAACTGGCATGAAAGCCCTTACAATTACCTAGGCCGATTCACTCCAAGAACGGCAATGCAGGTAATTGGAACTGATGTAATGCGTGAGCATTTTGACAACAATCTCTGGATCAAAAGCTTGGAGTCTCGGCTACGTGGCAAAGAACGAGTAGTGGTAACTGATTGTCGTTTTCCAAACGAATGTGCTTTGATCCGTCAATACAATGGTCTCCTCTTCAGAGTAAAAAGAGGACCAGAACCTGAATGGTTTGATCTGGCGTTGAAAACTGCTCTTGATGATAGTCCCGTTCGTTCAGCTATGGCTATTTCGCATCCCACCGTTCATGTATCTGAATGGGCATGGCTAGGAGAATCCGCCCCTGTTATAGACAATGATGGGACTATTCAAGATCTATATGGTAAAACACAATGTCTACTGAAGAATCACTTTTTGAAGCCCTGACTGGGAACATTTGTCTAAGTGGTGGGGCAATTGGTTCTGATCTACAGTGGGGTATGAATGCTGGGCGCGACGGGCAAAGCGTTATCCATTGGTCCTTTGAAAAGCACCGTAGTGACGCGCCCAAACAAGAGATTGTAGTCCTCTCCCAAGAGCAACTAGAGAAGGCTGATTCAGCACTTCTCAGGGCCAGTAAGACGATCAAGCGTCCTTGGCCAGGCAAACGATCTCATAACGTCAAATCCCTTCTGAGACGCAACTGGTATCAAGTTCAGTGGGCTGAAGCTGTTTACGCGGTATCAACGATCAACGCTCGTAATCTTGTTGATGGTGGGACAGGCTGGGCGGTTCAGATGTTCTTGGATCGCCACGAAAAACTTGCTCAGTTTGAACCTATCCCTTGTTATGTTTTCGACCAAAGCAAAGAACAATGGTTTCAATGGATTGGTGGATGGAAACCAATTGATGCTCCACCTAAGCCCTCGGGTATATGGGCAGGTATTGGAACCCGTGACCTAAACAATGCTGGTAAATGGGCGATTCGCAACCTATTTGGTTGGATAAAAGATTAATCTGACTATAGTCTAAATTTAGGTTAGGTTCTCCTAGCACTTAATACCGCTACCTTTCTGCGCGCTGGATAAATACTGGTAACGAAATCCACCGATTGCAAAAGGGGCTGGTTTATGGTATATCCTCTAGTGTCGCCCGGTACATCTGTTACCGTAACCGACGAATCCAACTACGCAACGGCTGGTGAAGGCACTGTTCCGCTGATTATTATCGGCACGCACGAATTCAAGTCTCTGCCTTCGGGTAGCGGCGTGGCCGAAGGCACCTTGCCCGAGAACGCGAACAAGCTCTACCCTATCACGAGCCAGCGCGAACTCCTCCAGACGTTTGGCAACCCAATTTTTTACACCAGAAATGGCTCTGCCGTTCATGGTTACGAACTAAACGAGTATGGTCTTCATGCTGCTTACCAGTATCTTGGTATTGCTAACCGTGCGTTTGTCATTCGTGCTGCGATCGACTATGGGCAGCTGATGCCACAGGCTTCTGAGCCTCGTGCCGAAGCTACCAATGGCACGAACTGGCTAGATACGCAAAACAATACCTGGGGTATTTACGAATATACTGGTAGTGAATGGACTGAGCGTGACCTTTGGATCGTAGAAGATGAGTCTTCTCTTGATAGCGCGGCTCCTGAAATCATTCCTGGACAGAAAGTTCCTCTTCTGGTAGATTCTGCCAATGGTGATTTTGCCATGGTAGTGTTGTATTCAAAGAAGGTTCTTTATCAGCGTATTGCCGACGAATGGTTTGTTGTAGGAACACCAGAATGGAAGACAGCTAAGGTTGCTGAAGGATCTTCGGCTTCTTTGGAACTAAAATACAACAATTTCCGTCCTGCTACTGGAAACATTGGCGACGTTCTAGTTCTCAACACCCCTGATGTTATTACCAGCATTAGTGCGGCAGCGACCTGGCTTCTAAAAACCTATAATGCCGGAACTGGCATTTGGGCAGAAACCCTAGTTCCTATCTACAGCTTGTCAAAGGTCAACACTCTAACTAGAGTTGCTGGTTCAGTATTCTTGAGTTATGAAGATACTCGTGCGGTTTTTGAGTTCCTTCGTTATAACGAAAATACTGATGTTTGGGAAGCTCTTGGGGAAGAAGCTAGTGCGACTGAGCCAACCAACACAGCCGATGATGGAACTCTCTGGTTCAATAACCAGAATCTAGTAGTAAACGTCAAGGTTAACCAAGGCGGAGAATGGCGTCCATACCGCACAGTTTATCCAGCAACTGATGCCAACGGTGTGATCCTGCTGGGATCGGCACCAACGGTTCAGTCCACTGGTGCTCCACTGGTCGAAAACGATCTTTGGGTTGATACTTCGGATTTGGAAAATTATCCAAAGATGTATCGTCGAACCGGTGGCTTGTGGAAGGTTATTAATGTTGAAAACAACATTGACCCAATTGACGGTATTGCGTTTGGTGAAGCTGAAACTACCGAGTCACTCAACTATGCTGAAGGTATGAAGTTGTTTGATCTTGCTGCGTCTACCAACGACGTCAAGCAATACAATGCTTCTGAAGGCAAGTGGTCAAACGTTTCTGGCTTCCAGACAAATGGTGTTCCGTTCTTTGGACGTCGTGCGCAGCGTCAGATGATTGTCCGCTCGCTTGCGGCAACGATTTCCGCAAATGAAGACATCCGTGCAGAAACGGTTTACTTTAACCTCCTGGCTGCTCCTGGTTACATTGAACTAATCGATGAGATGGTTACTTTGAACACGGACATGAAGGAAGTGGCATTTATTGTAGGTGACACTCCAATCCGCTTGAAGCCAACTGGCGCGGCAATCACAGAGTTTGCCAACAATGCTGGAAATGGTAACACTGAAAATGGTGTCAGCACTTTCAACCCATATGTTGGTATGTATTATCCATGGGGTCTGAGCACCAATGTTGATGGTAACGAGATCATGGTCCCACCGTCGACGATTGCTCTTAGAACTCTGGCTTACAATGATAGCATCAGCTACCCTTGGATGGCTCCTGCTGGTTTCACTCGTGGTCTTGTTAACAATGCCTCTAGCGTTGGATATCTTGATGATGAGGGTGAATTCAAGGCTGCTATCTTGAACCCTGGTCAGCGTGATATTCTGTATTCCAATAAGATCAACCCAATCGCGTTTATTCCAAATCGTGGTTTGGTGGTATATGGGCAGAAGACTCGTCACAGCCTAGAAACAGCTCTTGATCGCATCAACGTTGCTCGTTTGGTCAATTACCTACGTTACAACTTGGATAACATCAGCAAGCCGTTCCTCTTTGAACCAAACGACTTCCAGACTCGAGATTCTGTGAGAACGACCTTTGAGCGTTTTCTAGCAGATCTAGTAGGTCTACGTGGTCTTTACGACTTCATTGTGGTTTGTGATGAAACCAACAACACACCAGAGCGAATTGATCGCCAGGAACTATGGGTAGATATTGCTATCCAGCCAGTTCAGGCAATTGAATTCATCTATATTCCGGTTCGCATTGTTGCCACCGGTGATGATTTAGGCGCTCTGTTTAACTAAGAGAATGGAGAGAGGTAAAACTCTCTCCATTTCCATGAATAGAATATTGCGATTCAAAAGGATCTAATATACAACGGTTAAACGGCACGGAGGAGCCTAGGCTCTTGAACCCATATATTTTGTTCTTGGCGACTGGGGTGTGTGCTGACACATAAAGGTATCTGCCGGACGGCACCGGAGGAGAACAAAAGTCCAGGAATCGACCTGGTAAAGTGCGACGGGGCGCTTGCGAGTGTCCCTAGTGATCTGGGATTTCGGTCCCACATGGTAGTTATGTTGAGGGAAGGATCACCCCTCACCCTCATCCTAGCGTGCGACGGTGAGGTTTAGTAGTTTAAATAGTGTCACCAACGCTATTAAAACGAATAAAGAGGATAGGCGGGCTTCGGTCATAAGGCCTAGATTTGGTTCCTCCTTAACTACCTTGATCGGAAACATGGGGGCCTTGAGTAACTTCCCCTAGACGCGTTGGGTCTGAAAGGCATAGGACTCAGTAGGTGTGATCAGACCAAGTATCTGATTTATCAAGCCCCGCAAGTTGGCGCTGGAAAGACCTAGTCAACTTGCCCTCCGGAGACTTCGGTCTCCGGAGACCCCCAAATAAATAGATCGAGAGCCGATGATGGTGGGTTATCTTACTAGAAAGTAACCTAACACGCTGACTCAACAACATGGAAACAGGCTTCGGTCTGCTTAGGGAGATATAGGTATTAAGATTTCGATCTCAATACACTAGCCCGGTCCACCTCGTTACTTGCTCTTCGGACCTTGCGGTCCAAAGTGCCATGTTGTTGATGACGCAGGGGTGGTCTCACGAACGAGACCTTTACTTTTATCCAATACCTATATGGTGGTGGAGCCTCGTCGGGTAGAGTTCGTGCTACCCGACAACCATTGAGTTGACAAGATTCCAAATCTATGCTTAAATAGAGTATGGAAAAGGAAATCAGTGAGGTAGAAAAGTTCTACCAGGATGTCTCAGATTTGCTGGGCATCGAAAACAATTATAGATATGACGTCTACAGTGTGGGCGGTAAGTATCGAACCAGATGGAACAATCGCAAGCCTGGAAACGGTCGATTTGAAGGCTATGGAATCATCAGATTTTTTAGTCCGACGGTAATCCATGTTGCTATTACAAACCCAGTCTCAATGAGTGGTATTTTTGGAAGCAAGGCAGAAGTGCTAGAAGTTCTAAAAAAGACTCTTGACGAGGCAAACCAAGCCCAGTTATAAGGCATTATCACAAAGCCCGTCCGCTTTGTGTTTCTAGAGAAAACCGTCCGTTTCTCAATCACAGCGTAAGCTGTGAGCCGAGTGGCCGTCACCCCACTCCCTAGATCGAACTACCGGCCTTGATGTCAGAGGCCAACCTTGCTCGTGGGTTTCACGAGCCGAAAAGAGGAGTACAGATCATGAGTAATTCCAAGAACGTCCTGATGGGTGCCATTGCTTCCAAGCAGACGCCGCAGACTCAGCCCATTCCGGGCCGTGAGTCGGAAATGGCCAAGAATAACGCCGGTGGATTCACCTTCGTGGTTTCTCCATGGGATCAGCTTGATCGCTTCCTGATCCTCGGAACCGAGGGTGGAACCTACTATGTGGGTGAGCGCGAGCTGACCAAGTCCAATGCTCAGAACGTCCTGCGTCTAATTGACGAGGATGGCATCCGCGTTGTAAATCGTGTGGTAGAGATCAGTGACTCTGGCCGCGCTCCCAAGAACGACCCTGCTCTATTCGTTCTGGCTCTAGCATCGGCAGCTGACAGCGAGGCAACTCGTAAGGCTGCTCTTGACGCTCTACCCAAGGTCGCTCGGATTGGAACCCATCTGTTCCACTTTGCTGCCTTTGTAGACGGCGTTCGCGGTTGGGGGCGCGCTCTACGTCGAGCAGTAGGTAACTGGTATCTAGAGATGCCACTTGACCGGCTGGCCAACCAGGCGATCAAGTATCAGCAGCGCGATGGATGGTCGCACCGTGACATGCTTCGTCTGGGTCACCCCAAGACGGACGATGTCGCGCGCGACGCTGTCCTGCGTTGGATGGTTGGCGGAATGTCGAATGTTGGTGCTACGGACTACGTTCGTGGCTCGGCAAATCTTGAAAGCGAGGTTCGCCTGTCCCGTTCTGACGTTTCCGGCGTTCTCCACCCTCAGATTCTCGCATTTGAGGCGGCAAAGAAGGCAACTTCTGCCAAGGAGATCATCCAGCTGATTGTGGATCACAACCTTCCTCGTGAGGCGATTCCCACTCAGTTCCTCAACGATGCTAATGTTTGGGAGGCTTTGCTAACCAACATGCCGCTGACTGCGATGATTCGTAACCTGGGCAAGATGTCGAGTGTTGGTCTTCTGACTCCGATGTCTGCCGCCGAGAAGCTGGTCAAGGCCAAGCTTTCTGATGGTGAGGCTCTTCGTAAGGCTCGTGTTCACCCAATTGCTATCCTTGCTGCGATGAAGACCTATGGTCAGGGTCGTGGTTTCAAGGGTAGTCTGTCCTGGAACGTCGTTCGCGGCGTTGTAGACTCGCTCGACCAGGCATTCTATGCCTCGTTTGGTAACGTGGCCCCGACCGGCAAGAATACGCTGCTAGCTCTTGACGTGTCGGGGTCCATGGGCAGTGCTGCCATCGGCAACATTCCGGGACTAACTGCTCGTGACACTTCAGCGGCAATGGCGTTGATCACGGCGAATGTCGAGAACTCTTATGAGTTCATTGGATTCACTGGTGGCAGTGGTCGTAGCGGCTATGGTTACGGCTATGGTGGTCGCATGAACGCCAACGTCAAGGATGCTGGTCCGGTGTCGATCCTGAAGATCAGTCCGCGTCAGCGACTGGATGACGTGATCAACACGATCTCGGGCCTGCCGTTCGGTAACACGGACTGCTCGCTACCCTTTGAGTGGGCGCTTGATAATAAGCTGCCGGTGGAGAACTTCGCTGTCTACACGGACAACGAGACCTACGCAGGTCGTCAGGCTCCTTCTCAGGCACTGAAGACTTACCGACAGAAGACTGGCATCCCTGCCAAGTCTGTTGTGGTTGGTATGACTGCGACCAGCTGTACCATTGCGGACCCCAAGGACGCTGGTATGTTGGACGTAGTTGGCTTCGACACTGCGGCTCCGCAGATCATGTCGGACTTCTTCAGCAAGTAAGGCCACGGGTTGGGGAGAGTGTTTCCACTCTCCCCATCTCCATGACTAGAATAGTGATTTTATCATATACTGATTTTACAATTAGTATATGAACAATTACCCTACTTTACAAGTTGATAGTCAACCTATCAAAAATAAACTCATGGAAGCTCTATCTATAACTGATGAAGAGGCGGAATGTTATTCCGTTCCTATTCGGAAAATTTTCCTCGAGTCATCACAAACGAACTTCCTACTTGGATTTATCTCTTGGGATGATATGCTAATAGATGGTGCTAAAACACCAAAGACAGTTGAAGATGCTCTCAACAGATTCTTTCCTGAATTCAAGAACATTATGTCTTCCTATCCTAATTTGGAAATCACATATGCAAAGTGGGATATCTTATCAGATATTCGATCTATTCTCATTTCTATACCTAGTAGCAACTCGCTGATGATAAAGTTGAGTCTTCCTCAAACGTTCACGCACAAGTGGAAAACTCTCATAATTGACAGAACTATACCAATCCAATCATGTACTATTCTTGGTGATTACAATATGCCTGGACTCTGTCATTTGATACATGAGTCGCAATTACCTCAACTAAATAAACTCTCACATAGTCCTTCGGATGAGTATAGGTTCATACTGAAAGATGAGAACAATAATACCCTGAAGTTCTGAGGTAATCTCAGGTATGATGGCCCTAAAGCATCCTCGGTTAACCACGTATATTCGACCTCCGCATAAATAATAGGAAAGCTCAATAGAGCAAAACTTATGATCGGAGGTGCCCCTTGGCAGAAACACTCTCGAAATTCGGCGTCCCACTTGGCGGCGGACAGGGCCGCGGTGGTCTTCTCCAACTCAAGTATAAGTATCGCTTTCGCGTCCGCGTGGTTAACTTTGGTCCAATCGCAGGTGGTCTTGACTTCACCCAGCAGGTTCAGAGCGTTGGCAAACCAAAGGTTGCCCACGAAGAAGTTCCTGTTCATAGTTACAACAGCACCGCCTACTATGCTGGTAAGCATACGTGGGAGACCTTGCAGATTGTTCTCAAGGATGACTTGACCAACAACGTTGCTAAGCTAGTTGGGCACCAGTTACAGAAGCAGCTCAACCACTTTGAGCAGACGGCTTTTGCTTCTGGTATCAACTATAAGTTTGTAACCATTATTGAGACCATGGACGGTGGTAATGACACTGTCGTTGAGACATGGACGCTTGAAGGTTGCTTCCTACAGAACGTTGACTACATGGATCTGGACTATGCTGAATCTGGTTTCCAGACCATTACGCTGACTGTTCGTTTCGATAACGCAACGCAGGCAAACGGTCTAATGACCGCGCTTCCTGAGCAGATCCCTGGCAACCGTCTATAAGGTTTAGTCAGTGACTGAAACTTCAAGAGGCGGTAGGACTTCTGATCCTAATGGGCTGTCCCTCATGTTGGGGGACAGCCATCACGCTTCAAACAATTTTGGTTTGGGCGGAACTAGATTCGCCAATGTTCCCAAGAACAAATTCCTTTTTTGGATGAAGTTCTATCGCCCGGAGTCTACTGGTGGTAGTGGATGGGAAAGAGGAATTGGACTAGTTGTCAAGAATATTGATCGACCCAAAGTTACCTTTCGCCAAGAGACGCTGAATCAGTATAATCGTAAACGTATTGTTCAAACCGGTCATGACTTTGAGCCGCTCCAGGTTAGATTTCATGATACCATTTCGCAGGATCTGCGAAATATGTTTGTTGAATATTACCAATATTATTATGGTGATAGTAAGATATACGGTGCAGGTTCAAGTGGATCAACGGTCTATGATATCGTAACTGGCGAGTCCTTTGAACTGGGTCGCTGGGGTTTTCTACCCCCAATGGTAGAGCAGAACTACGCCTATTTCTTTAGTCATATCTCGGTGTATCAATTCTACAATGGTGTAATGGAACGATTTGATCTGATCAATCCAAAGATCTCCAGCTTCAACCCAGACGATTTTGATTATAGCGTTGGTGCCGTTACCAACGAAATTCAGATGTCTATTGATTTTGAGGGAATAGTTTACGCTGACCCCGAACCCATAACACAGGAAATTGCTGAGGATGCTGGTTTGGATTTTGGTCAATATTGGGACGTTCCAAACGATCTACCAAATCTAGATATTACTCCTGGTCTGGCGACAACTCCAAATGCTATAACCCGTAGTTTAGATGATACCATTGGTGCGACCTTACAGAGAAATCTCTTGAGTGGTATAACCGGCCAAGGCTTCGGTAGTCCTGGTCGTATTATCAGCGAAATAGCAGGATCTTATGATGCCAATAGAGGTCTTGCTATTGGTAAGACTGCCGCATCTAGTTTAAAAAACATCGTCTCTGGTAATACTGGAGCGGCCAGACAGGGTGTCCAAGGTCTTTTAAAAGGTGCCTTGTTTGGTAGACCAGGAAAGCTTTTCTAATGGCATTTTATAACCAAGGGACTTTTGAACCCAAGAACCCAGAAAAATACGTTGGGACTCTTCCTATCACATATAGGTCCGCTTGGGAATTGACCTTTATGAATCTATGCGACCAACATCCTTATGTTGAACAATGGGCAAGCGAGTCTCTTAAGATACAGTATCAGGATCCGTTCACTGGAAAGATTCGCAATTATATCCCAGACTTCTTTATACTTTACACCGACAAAACTGGTGCCAAGCACGCTGAGATAATTGAGATCAAACCTTTGAGTCAGAGCATCCCAGAAGCTGCTCGAACGCAAAAGGATATTGATGCCATCACGCTAAATGAAGCCAAGTGGGAAGCTGCCTATAATTGGTGTAAATCCAATGGCATAAAGTTTCGTATCATGACTGAACGCCAACTTTACAGACAAGCTGGTAAAAGGTGAGTAAATACACAGAGGTGTATTTATGAAACTTGGTATTGTTGGTTATAGCGAAGGTACTTTTGATGAGACTGAAGCAAAGCGTCTCATAGTCCTAGGTATCTATCATGTTGAATCTACAAGTGGGAAAATGGTAACCCATATGGTTTCTGGTCTTACAGATCAAGGAATACCAGGTTTGGCTTATAGAATCGCGGTTGATCCACTCGGTGGTGAAATGACCACCGTTGGTATCGCGTGTTCAAAAGCATCAGATTATCCTTGCTTTCCCGTAGATGATAAAATCATTGTTGGGAAAGATTGGGGTGATGAAAGTGAAACCTTTCTGACTTATATAGATGCCTTAGTTCGCGTTGGTGGTGGCAAGCAAAGCCTCCGTGAAGCATCTCAGTTTAGAAAATTGAAGCCAAACGCTCCTATTGTCGAATTTGAGTTGCCCAGGGATGAAGACAAATGACAAAAGCTTTAGAAGACGAACTAAATCTACCGCGTTTGGAAGATGCCCTAAAAGAGCTCGCTGAGGGTCAAGTTGAAGAAACTCCTGCTGTGAACGCAGAGGTATCTCAGATGGCTAATGCGTTAGCTAATGCTAGCCCTCTGGCGTTGTCTGCCTCCACAGATCCAACCGGGGTAAAGGAACACACCGCAGAGACTGATGAAATCTACGATGTCGCAATGCGCGCTCACAAGGATCTCATGGACCTTGGGTTCAATATTGAACCCAAGAATGCAGGACCCAATGCTTTTACTCCTGCCCTCAAAGCTCTGGAGATCGCTCTTAAGGCTTCCCGTTCGAAGTCAGAAAGACGAATGGAAGAGATCCGTCTGATAATGGAGCAGGATAAACACAAGCGTGACATGAACGATGGTGTTGAAGATGGGGAGTTCATAGATAACGGTTCTAGTATTACCGCAAACCGTAATGATCTTATGGCTAAGATCCGCAAAGGCGAGATCTAAAGATTTCCGCTAAATAGGCTAAACTCCAAGTGTGAGGGACGCCATGAAATCATTTTACCACTATCTGGCAGAATCTGCCAAGAGCTTTGGGTATCGCGTCAAGTCGGTTGTTCCCATGGACGCCCACTTCGTCGAAACGCTCAAAAAGGCTCTTTTCAAGTATGACATCCAAAGTGTTTCTACACCAAAGAAGCTGATGGCTCAAAAGTCTCCCCTGGATTTTAAGAATTATCCAATGGCAGAGATTTGGGTCCTGGATATCAAGACTGGTGTTTCTGCCTCTAGCTATGTTTTGGCCACTGAGCTGCGCCAAGCCTTTCAGATCGCGGATAGCGCCCTAATCGTCAGAGGCGAGAACGAACCAGTGGCTATTGAGGCAGAAGCCCTTGAAGAAATTCATAAGGATGATCATCAGGCTGTTCTAGAAGATCCTTTTTATGAAAAGGAAGACCAGCCCAAAGAAGTCGCTTTTGGTGACGAATACAATAAGAAATTCCTGAACTATCTAGCGCAGATCAAAGCAGACGCTGAAGCAGAAACCGTTCCGGCAATTGAAGAGATTAGGAAAACCAATAAGTTTTCCTGGCTTAACAAAAAGAGCACTGAAGTCGCTGATGATTTCAACAAAGACATGGATACGGTCAAGCCTGTCCACGTTAACACCAAAAAGGCCGGCACCAAGACGTCAAAGCCCAGTCTAGTTGGTAACCATGGTAACTATGACGAAAACGTCAAAAGGAAGGGCTAATCATGACTAAGAAGATTGATGAGGCAGTGAGTCTCAATATCTCCAATAGCAATGGTGATATGACATCAAATACCACAATTACAGCGGCTGATATTCCTGAACTGGCTCAGGTTCTCAAGAACGCAGGCATTGCTGGTAATAGTGCTGCCTTCAATGGTCCAGCTACTTTGACCGTTGATGTTCAAGAGGGTGGAGCGACAATGACCTCCACCATCAATTCACCAGATCTACGTTCTATCATGAATCTCTTGGAACCACAGTTCGCAGCAATGAGCTATTCGGACGGCGACGATGATCATATGGTGGATCCAATTGATCCAAACGGTCCAGAGGCAGCTTCCAAAGAAGTGGATATGGGTAGTGACCTAGTTGATCCAAAGATTGGTGAAGAAGCCAATTATGATTACCGCACGAATGAAACTGATCCTCAGGAATACGCAGGCATTGCTAGCCGAACAGTAGTTCAGCCGGATACAAAAAGAGTTCCAGCTCGTTCAGGCGATAACCCACTATCCGAAGGACCGTTTGAAGACAAGCTGAAGACTAAGTTTCCTGACACCGAAGAAGGTGCGATCGCGTTTCTAGATTTCATGAGCACTCATGATATGGATGGTGCCACCGCAAAGCCTGATTCAATGGTAGATGGCGTTTGGCTAGTAACCCACAAGGGCGGTAAGTCCATTGTCTATCTAAACGATATGGATTTTGAAGACGTTGATGTATCCGAGCAGGTTACTGAATCTCCTTATAAGCCCGGTGGCAGTGAAGAGTTTGACACCTGGATTGAAGATGAGACTCACCCACAGGGCGAAGTTGAAGTTACCGTTCATTATGATTGGGACTCAGGAGACTTTGATACTGGATTGGATCACATGCCAGTTGCTAGCATGGGCGGCACGCTAGACCTTACCGCAGTAGTGGTTAAATCAACTGGTGAAGACATTATTGATCGTATCGATCAAAAGACAATGGATAGAATTAGACAAGAAGCCGTTGATCACAGCACCAATCAGTTCCATCAAGAAGAGTCGGTTTCTCCAAAAAGCTTTCGTGATTATGTCGAGGAAGCTTCCAAGAAGTCCAATAACCCAAAGTTTGGTTATGGTATCTATGGCGTAGGCTATTTTGGACATAATCGCGAAGAGGATCACGGAGAAGACACCAGTGCAGAGTTGGGCTTTGATATGGGTGGTGATTTTGGTGAAAGCCAAACGGCTTCTGATGAAACTGAGCTGAACGAACTAAGTGGTGATCTCAAGGGACGCTATGCTGCCAAGGCTCGAGACAGCAAGGCTCATCATGAGAAGAAAGCGGGCGATCTGGACGATTTAGTCCATGATGCTGAAGAAGCTGAACGCATGGGTATTATGCGTAAGGGTGCAGGTAAAAGAGTGGCAAAATGGCGCAATGCTCATGATCGCATTGCTTGGAAGCGTGAAAAAGGCTTAGACCGTTTGGAACCAACGGCTGAGAGTTTATTGGACGAATTCAAGAATTCAGATCTGGATGAGGTTCAACTCTACTATTCCAAGTCACCACATACCAAATACGGAGAGCCTTTCTATCTAAACACCGATTGCGGATACGCTAGTTTGGAAGATATCAAGAATGGAACCGCACAATATTTTGATGATATGAGTAGCGGTAGCAGCAGGGCTGGTGTAACTGTTCTAGAAATTGATCGTAATGGAAAGAAGGGTCTCAACTATGTAACTGGGCTAAGCAGAACTCCTAATGGGACACCAGTTACTTGTGTTACTCAGACCTCTACCGGAAGCAAATATCGTCCTGGAAAGGTGATTGCTAGTTTCACCTCCCTTGATCTTATCAACAACTATGAAATGGTCGTTGATATGATGTCTAAACACGGTGTTTCTCCAACCAAGAAGCTGTCTGTAAAGACCTTCGATTAAAATAGGAAAGGGCTCTGGTCTGTTGATCAGAGCCCTTGTTCATCTATGGCTAAAGATATTGAAATTATTAAAAAAGGGTACAGCAAAGACCGCTTTAATCTAAATCAGATTGAAGAGCTCAGAAAGTGTATGTCTGACCCTATCTACTTCTGTAAGAATTATGTGAAGATCCAGCATCCCACCCAAGGTCGAGTTCCTTTTAAGCTTTGGCCTTACCAGGAAGAGATGATCGATGCTTTTCATAAGAATCGTTACACCATCGCACTTACTGCTCGACAGATGGGCAAGGCCTTATCTTTAGATACTCCTATCTTAACGCCTAGTGGATTCACCACAATGGGTGAACTTAAAATAGGCGACGAG